AACCAGCTTCGCCAACAACTCTGCCTCAGACAACTCGTGCTCTGGACCGTGATCGGCCTCCGCGATACGGGCACGCTGCTCGGCCTCAGCAACCAACATGTCGCCAAACCGGTCGATCTGCGTCTGCGAATACCCGGCGTCCTCCCACAACTGACGCACCGGCACACCCAACGACATCTTCTTCAAGAGCGAATCCGTGTGCTCCGCTTCCGAACGGGACTCTGGATCGGTCCAAATCGTCTCAGCCATACGAGCCTCAGACCGGCGATCATCCAAGACGGCAAACGCAAGACGCATCACCTCTTCCCACGACTCGCCGAAATGGCGATGCCGTGACCGGCACTTCGCAATCAGGCCCGTCTCAGTCGCCTTCAACGACTCACCAGACGGAAACGACCCGCTCGAGCCGAGCAGGTAATGCGGCGGCGTACGAGTACGCGACGCCAACGACTGCACCCTGTTCTCAAGCGCAGCCACATAGTTCCCGAGGTTCGACTCACCGAACTCACCGAACCGGGCCGTATCCGACTCCACCGACCACAGGCGGTCAACCGCCGACGCATACGCCTGCAACGGCTTCCCCGTCACCGGATCAGTCGGAATCTCCACACCAGTCGCCCAACGCTGCTTGAACGCAGAAAACTCGGCGGCAACCATCATGTCGCACACCAGCTTGTTGATCTGGTTCTGAACCGAGATCACATCGGCAATCTCCGAACGACCCTCACCCAACAGGCGAGGACGGTTCCGGAACTCGACGATCGGCACCACCCCGAGCGGGTTGTCGACATACTCGTCGTCGAGCGGCTTCCACATCGCACCCAACACCTCGAGGCGACGATCACGCCCCGAATCCGTCCGATACTCATCCAACGTGATCGCACGCTTCGACTGGAACTTGTAGATCCCGTCAGGCAGATACACATTCGCCCGAACATCGCCAGTCCACTCATCGACCCACGACTTGATCGCAGCCGCACGCTTACGCTGCGTCCCGTTCTCGTAGGCGACGAAACACTGGCCCGGATGCTCAACCGTGATCTCAGGCTGATCATCCTCGCCGAACCACACCATCGCAAACGCCGAACCCGTCTGAAGGGCCGTCGAATGCAACATTTCCGAATCGGCATCCAGGCAGTTCTCCTGCCAGATCCGCCACGCATCCTTATCGCCGGCCGGATCGTCACCCATCCGGAACCCCTCCACATGGAGACGTTCCTCAACGGCATCAACAACCAGAGCCATCCAGTTGTCAGACACGCCACGCAACATCGTGGCGAACTCCTGCCGATACTCCGTCGTGACGAAGCTCAGAGGATGCAAACCGTCGTAATACTCCTCGTACATCCGCACCCGAGGAGCACGGACCATCAGGCGACGGTGCAACTGTGTCAGCCACCAAATCGGCGAACGTGGTTCCATACGTTGTTCGCCTCCTCAGCAACTAGATCCCGGCGTTGAGAGACGCCCTCGTACGCATCGTCTTCGACTTCGGGGGCGGCGCCGAGAGCAACGACCTGGCAACAGTCCAAGAAACCAGAGGAGCCAGCGACACCGTCGCCGCCTTCCGATCCCAGGTCCACGCGTTGCCGTGGTACTTCGCCGATGCCTTCTCGCCAGCAGTACGCAACTGGTCGGGGTCACCCTTAGGTCGCTTTGCCGACCCGTTGTTCACAGCGAACTCGATGTCGCTACAGGCCGTCCGGTACTGAACTGCCGTCAACGGCTTGACCAAATCGGCATCAAGGCCGACCGACTCGAAGTGCTCCCGGATCGTGCCGAGCGCCGCGATCGCGTCGCCGTTCGTACCGTCCAAACCAACAGCCGTCGGGCGCCACTTCGCCACCTTCTCGGCCAGAAACTCGGCAAGCCATCCGTCGCCATGCTGGTGATGGATCACCTCGCCGTACGAGTGCCCCAACGACCCACCACTAATGGACACCGACGCCCACCCGCGATGCACGTCGTAAGCCATCGTGCACTCACCAGGTCGCACCGGCTCGCCACCGAGAACCTCAGAGGCGAACCAACACTCCTGATTGAGCTTCGGTTCCGGACCATCGGCAGGCGGTAGCGGATCAGGGATACCGAGACGCTCCCGAAGGAACTCCCCTTCACTGCCACGCATCGCGTCAAGCTCGGCCTGCACGGCATCCTCGCTAATGCGAATGCCGAGCGCCGGCACGGCCTGATACCAGGCGTCAATGTCGTCAGGTTCGGTGCCCTCTGGCGCCGACCACTCGGCAAAGAACAGCCGCGCGCCACCCTTGCCGATAGCTCGTTCCCGCACGTTGTGCAACGGCACCGACGTCGACAACGGAGCAGACGACGTGTACCACACCTGCGGATTCGGACGAGCCGACAGCGTCGGAAGCAAGGCCCCCAACATCGGCTGCGTCAGAGCGAACGCCTCATCCAGATACACCGCATCGCCCGACATGCCGCGACCCGACCCGCCAGAGCGAGCCAGGAAGCGCAGACGGGCACCCGACCGCATCTCGATCGCCTGCTCACCGGCACCACGACGGATACGGACGATCTGCCGGTCAACGTCCGGGCACGCCTCACACAGTTGCACCATGCGAAGGAAGTGCTCGAAACACGTCTTGAACTCGTGGGCGGTGTGCACCTGCAACCGCTCACCGAGCAGGGCCAACCCGGCAAGCTGGCGAGCCTCCAAGATGGACCCTTTTCCACATTGCCGGCTGACCAGAATGCCAACCTCAAACGCCGACCATTGCCCGTCGGACTGCTCAGACAGGGCGTGCTCGAGGCACCACGCCTGCCAGTCGTCCAACTCCAAGCCAGCCAGAGCGGCGAGCTCAACGGCTTCAGGCCCGGCGCTGCCTCGCCTGTCCGCTGGCAGGCTTTGAAGCCTTGGCCTCTGCGAGCCGATCCGAACGTCGTGAAGCAAGCTCATCCAGCGTCGACACCTTCCCCGTCGCCATGCCCTCGAGCTCGGCGAGGATCGCAGCCAGACGGCCGGCGATCTGCGCCACCACCGCAGGCGGCGCCTCATCCATGTCGGCCGCGAGCTTGTCCCGCATCGCCTCAAGCGTTCGGCGACGATCGCCCGTCTGGGCAGCGGCGGAAATGGTCTCTGACCTGGGCATATACACTCCCCTGGTCTCTGGTAAATAAACGCGGCCCGGCGAGCGGGGTCCCGGAGCCTGCATGATCATGCATGGTGCCCCTGGGGTCATGCACTCACCATTGGCGGGTCGTGAACTGGGTCCGCATCCGATTACCACGCGTCGCACCCTTGGACGTGTTGCATGAGCGGTGCTCGGCGGCGAGGTCGGCCAACGATGTGACGATCTTGCCGTCGATCACGTGGCCTGCTTGCCATGGGTCGCCGGGCCGAGATGACTGGCCGCACGTCAGGCAGCGGGTCGAAGGGTCGGCGTCGGCTCGAGCCACGACGAGCGGGGCGAGCTTGCGATACAAGCCACTGTGATGCGGCTTAGCCATCACACGACAGAGGGCAGACAACTCCACCCAACGTGAGCGGCACAATACCACACGCAACCATCCGGTTGCAAGTCACGACGCCATATCTTTCCGCTGATCCCGCAGACGAGCAAGGATGCGGCGCGCATCAGCGTCATACACGCGGCCCTTGAGGAGCTTGAGGTCGAGCACCTCCTTCGGTGCGGGCTGCTTCCACTTGGCCTGGAACGTGGCGCAGTACTCGCACATGCGCCCACCTGTACGCCTGACGTTCTTATGTCCATGCTCTGCACAGTTCTCACACCAGGTGGCAGCGTCGATCGATGTGATGCGTTCGGCGACGGCCGACGTACCAAGCGCAGGTGTCGCCCATTTGCGGGCCAGCAGCGCAGCAAGCCGCAGTTGGGTGGACGCGGTGCGGATCGCCTGGTTGAGCGCCTTCAGGTCGAGCTCGGCGGGGTCGCGGTTGAGCGCAGCCTGTTCGGTGACGGTGTACGTGTCGTTGATCGGGTTGCCGTCGCCGTCATATGTGAGGGTGCGGACACTGCCAGGCAACGGGGAGGCGCCAGGGGTGGATGACGGGAACCCTGCTCGAGCCTGGTCGATGGCGACGATGGCGGGGCGGATGAGGGACGTGAGGATGGTTGCGTCAAGCATGATGGCGTCGACACGAGCGTTCGTGTTGGAGGTGGGGTTCATTCGTGTGCGTCCTTCGGTGGGGGTGTCGGGGGTTGGTGCCGGTTGCCGCCGGCAGGGTGGGGGTTACTGGGGGTCGGGATCGTGGAAGATCACTGCACGACCTCACGCATCTTGTCGATGATCTGGATGGCGTTTCCCCTGGCCTGAGCCAGTCGGCCGAAGTCACGAAGCTCGTTCGGGTGGATCATGACGCCCGTGTTGAGCTGCTCGATCAGGTCGGTGGCTCGGTAGTTGTTCATGAAGAACTCCACAAGAACGTCGAACCACTGCTTGTCCGTGGCGACGATGGTCCGTGCGGTGATTTCGGGCGAAACTTGCTCGTCAGCGCTCACGTCGGCCTCGCTTCGGCCAGCGAGATGACGAACCGGACGCCGAGCACGTGCGCCCAGTAGTCCAGCTCGTGCGTGGACGCCTTGCCGTTGAGCACCTGGTTGACGTGCTTCGGTGAGCGGCCCACGGCCCGGGCAAGTAGTGCTTGCGTGCAGCCCTGGCGCTCCATCTCGGCACGAATCAGCTCGGCCATCTTGAGGTGCGATGGCGTCGGGAGCAGTGAAGCAATCTCGCGAGGATCGTCCATCACCCTTCACCGCCTTCCGGCCGGTTGGTTGCCAGCCACAAGGCGGCGTCACGGATCGCCTGCGGATCATCCGCCATCACACCGTCCAGGAGGGCG